GCCTTTCACCTAACTGACCCTTCAATTCTTCGCTCATAACGGTGTTCTTAGAGATCATCTGAGTGATGGCTCTAAGAGCGCCGGTAGTCTCGTCTGCGCTTAGTCCTAGCACAGTGCTAGCTTGAGAAACGGCGGTAAATATATCCTTTGTTTTCTGGCCTTCTAAGGAAGTCTGACGAGAAGCGGCTGCTAACCTTACATACTGCTCAGTTACAGTCACGAAGGAGAGACCCATATCTTGCGCGCTTTGCTTTATGAAGGCCAGGTCTTTGCCTGCAGCGCCACTTCCAACTGCGAAATTTAAACTGTTTCGCAACTTATCCACTTGCACCTGAGTCTGTATAAGCGAGTCTGTCAGGTTTATCAGGTGGTTCTTTAGTTCAATTAGCCCTACAGCGATACTGGCCCCAAAAAACGCAGATTTGAAACCATTGGCCAAATGGCTCATTGCGTTGGTAGACGAATTTATGGCTGCCGTGTTAGCGAACCAAGCCTGTTGGTTAGCCAATATAGAGCTGTTGGCCTGGTTAGAGGCGCTAGTAAGAGTTGTAGTGGCTGACTGTGCATTCGCCCCAGCGGCCGCTAGTTGATTAAGCGAAGTAGTGGCCGCGTTAACCGACGTGGCATTTACTTGCAAAACCAAACTAGCCATAGAATTCATTTATCTTCCTTTAACATGACAAGGTCAAGTAATCGTAAGGCTTTACGTTCCCACATACATAACTCGTTACCTGTAAACCACTGCCAGTCCATCAGCATCTTAGGTGACAGGCCTTCGACTGTCAACCCTCGTGGTCTGTAAGAACAAATTTCCAAGTACCACCGCCATAGATACCCTATTGAATCTGGAAGCTCCGGGGCCTCGTCTAACTGCCTAGGTGTCCTACCAGTCCTATCTCTAATAATCTCTAAATGATGGCGCAGTGTAGCGCCATCACTTTGAGGTTTTTGCAGAATCTTTTCTGACGCTGCAAATTCGATTAGCTGTTCGACGAGACCCTCATAAAATTTGCCATGTCATCAGATTTTTCAACGATTTGAGCGGAAATATCTCGATTGCTACGACACAGGGTCAGGGCATTTTCCGGCGTCCATGGTTCTGTAATACCGCGCCATCCAACAAGTCTTACAGCCGCAAGTCGCTGACCGAACTCAATATCCGATTCGATAGGTTCGAATTCGACGGTCTTTTTGTTGGAGCGCATGGCCCGAGCAGCCTCGCTACGACGACGAGCGTTGATGAGGCGAGCCACTTCACTGGTAACCTTCTCGGACTGCGAACCGAGCACTTTCAAGAAGATGCCACGACGTACACCATTAGAGTCTTCCAACTCAAATTCGAAAGCCTCATCACTAGCTTTAGTGGCGCTCAAATCATTCAAACTAAACATCAGAAACCTCAATATTGTGAGTTATACCCCCTAACCGAGGGGGTGGCGGGTTTAATTAGGCCGCCTGACTATCTTGAACACTGATGATAGTCATGTCATTGGCAAGAGCCGCTCCACCCGCTGAGTTCATTTCTGCTGTGAAGTTGTAAGTACGCACGATGCCCTTTTCACCATCATCACCGGAATCACTAGACAGCTTGACTGCGGACATGTTGAAGACGCAGAAGTCTGACGCTGCGGTTTCGTCATTGGCCGCCACAATAACTATGTTGATAGGCGTACCGGCTTCGAAATAGCTCTGAAGAACCGAGTTTTCGAAGTAAGCAGTAATAGACCCAGAAACACTGATCCGGCCGCGCTGCACATCAGGGGATTTATTGGATCCAATAACCGCGCCTAATGGGGTAACTTTGCCATCGATTTTTACTGACGCGGAGCTGACCGAGGCCACTTCTACGCCTGCTACAAGGATCGCACCTGATACGGCAGTCTGTACGGCGGTTGTAGTGGCAGCTGTAGGAGTGGTAAGCACCTGGGCATCCGCCAAGGTCCGATCCAATCCCACAAAAGAAGCGCTGAATGTAGCGTTGCCAGTACTAGGCAGTCCAATATCGATAGACGCGGGTTGCACGTCTGTAAACAACTCAGATTTTCCGAGGTCAGAATACCACTCTTCGACAGTCCAATACTCGTTAGTGTGGCCTGTAAGCGGAGCCAAAGACTTCTTGCCGGGGACCGTGATTGTACAAGCCGTACCGGATCCAATGGTCATAGTCGACCCGTTTACAACCGCCACCGTGGCAACTGTAGCTGTGAGGGCCGTAATCAGTAGATTTTTATTCAGAACGTTTGCGTTAAGCCCAGTTCCGGCGGTAATGCGGATTACGTCACCGATCTTAAGTCCACCAGCGAGCAGACCCGTCGTAGTAAGAGTGTAAGCACCGGGTACTCCGGCCAATGTGATGGACAAGCCGGTCAGCGCGGGCGTAGCTGTAAAAGCTTTACGCAACAGAGAGGCGATCAGAGTGGAGTAAGTGTTAGGCGATACAACACCTGAAAGCGAGCCGGAAACTTTGCGAGTACCGTGGATAGCCCCAGTGGACTGCTGATGCTGGACAATTTCGTTATTTTCGAATGAGTCCTTTTCCAGCTTAAATTCGCTCTTTTCACGACGCATAATCTGGCCACCGGTGCCAGACGCCGCTACACCTAGCCCTGTCTGCTTTTTGAAGACCGTGATTTTGCTAATACCTTGTGCGATCGACATAGTCAACTCCTAAAAATAAATGATGAAAACGGAACCTTGACCGACATAACGAATCGGTCATCTTGAACAAATCCAGACACTATCTCGGGGGTAAGTGTAACAATAACGCGGGTGCCAGAGAATTCGAACGTCGCGCCTCTGTGAAATAACTCGCGTAACAATTCGCATCTGGTTATTACACCTCTGCTACCTGCGGATTTGGGGTACATGAGATTTATGTGAAAAACGCCTAACTCCGCATAGTTGACCCCCATTTCGAAATTATCTGGCTTCGCCAGTAACATGTAGGCGCGCTGATATGGGACGTTTGCCGCAGGTGGAGTAAACTCTAAATTCTCCCACGCTGTAGGTATAGAAGGCGAGACAGAGTTTAACGCTGTCTCTAATGCTGCACGTATGTTGATGATACTCATATCTTCAACCTAGAGGCCGCACGATCTACGATACCTGGAAAATCTAACACTGTCAAAGCCACCATGCCATCAGGGGCCTGATCACTATGTCCGTTCTCCAACGCCATAGCATACGGAACGTTGTTGTACAGGAAATGAATGTCCGCAGGTTTAGACGCGTTCAAGACGGACGATCGTATCTGATTCATAGACACGTCGCCTGTAACGTCCACGGTATCACGAATAGAAGAATCTGCGGACCCTTGCTTGTGATGCCAATTCGCCTTAAAGTGTCCAGGCTTATAATTCTTAGGCGGGGGCGAACCCCAAGAATTTGGGTCACCCACTGGAGAACGATCCACCAACTCTTCAGCAACGTCGATAATCACAGCGCGTACTAGTCTATTAGCGTTCAGAGCGCTGATAGATGCAAACGATGAAATTTCAGCTGAAAATGACACTTTATTTTGCGCTCTGGTTTAAGTTATAAAATGCTAGCCTTGGTATAGCTATTGGTAGCTAGTTTAAAAGCTGATCAGAGCGCTATCCAGAGCGCTACTTTCTACACTGAAGTTCATATAATACAACTTTATCTCCAACATAGTTAGCCGTCGCATTTAATACACTGAAAACTGCACCGTTCAGTGTTAGAGTGTCACCAGATGCTGGGACAACGGCATTCGGTATGACTAACACTTTCAAATCCGTAGATTCAATACTGGTGTTTGTCAAGTCTATCACTGTGTACTTATCTACAACGACTTTTAAAGACGTTGTAGATAAGGACGTAGAAACAGATCCGGTCGATACATCGTAACTTCCTGTTGTTATCTTGCTCAACGTGGCTGTAACCGCTAGCGAGCCCAAAGAATTCACAGCTTTCGATATTGCTGATTGAACCTTTAAGGCTAAATCAGTCATACTCTCTGCAGTGATACTGCCCTCACTTCGTTACTCGACCCAGTCGCGTAGTCACCCCAATTAACTAACAAATTACGAACGATCTGTGGAAGGCCTTGGTTCTTAACCTGGTCCGAAAAGTTTACACTTATAGGGCCTACCTTAACACTGGTGAGATCATTCTCTTGGGATTGAAACCCAGAGTTTGACACCATATCATAAGCCAATTCGCAGACTATATCCTTCAACTGCTTCGGAATGATCGTACTATCTACATACGCATCGCTCACTATCACATCCATGTATTGGGCGGATCCCCAGATAGAATCCGGGTCTTTTACATACGCCCTAGGCCAGCGCAGGGCCTGAGTGCTAGTAGCTTTATACCCATACCAAGAAACTAAACCGTCAAGTAGTCTTGTAGACTCTTTTAGAATGGCCTCTTTATCAGAACTTGATATGTCAGCCCAAAGCGGGCGGTTGTAGCTCGAAACAAAATAGGCATCGACTTCAGCCACTGTACAGTAGCTGTCGGCTGACGAGCTTCCTGGAGTAGCCTCTAGAGTCATTACTTAGCCTTCGAGGTCTGGGCTTTTGCGAGTGTAGGCGCCACAGGTTCGTCTGGCACGGTCACCGGGGTGTCATCTACCCACTCTACAGTGCACCCATAGTATGCACACAGAACAGGTTCAAGGAGTTTCCCGTCATCAACACTGCGAACGTGTTTGCCATCAGTGAACACGTAGCGACTGTTAACCAGGACGTCGCCCGGTTCTGCGTTTGGAAGTGTGAAAATAGCTTTAGTGATCATTTCAGCACTTCTTACCCGGCATCTTCTTGCCTGGAGCTTTTTTAGGTGTAGACTTCTTAGTGGCCATCGTATATCCTCGTTGGTATTACAAAAGAAGGGCCGTAGCCCCTCACCTTGCGATCTTAGTTGAGGATACCGACGGCAGCCGCTACGCCGAGTTGCGAGAAGTTCGCAAAGCCGCAGTAGAACTTGATACGAATGATACGCTCATCCGCAGATTCCTTAGTGCCCACGTTCTCGACACGGATCCCTGCGCTACCACGAGCTGTCAGACCAGAGATGCCGTACTTACCAGAACCGTCATCAAAAGTACCAGCAAAGATGCTGGAGCAAACGCCGCTAGACGAACCTTGGGTTTGGTTGACCGGCATGAAATCGTTCACGAAGATTGGAACGCCCCGATACATTGGCACTTGACGGCCTGACGGCAGCGTCATCACTTCATTGATGCCAGCACCGCCGAGAGCACGCAGGAGGGCGAAGTAAGAACGACGAGTGCGTGAAGGCATCATCATGTAGTCGACTTGACCGTCCTTGTCCTTCACGAGATCAATCAGTTGATCGAGTACATCGAAGGACAGATTCGAGCCCGCGGCCGCAGCCGCACCGATCTTCTGGCCCGCCGGCACCAAAGACGACAGACCAGTAAAGGTGTTCGAAGTACCGTCACCGTTGATCATGGTATCTTGGTACTGACGAGCCAGGGATTTTGATTTGGAAGCGACCTGGGCGCCGATCTGACTTTGTTTGTCAGAGCGAGTGGCTTCGATCAGACCGTTAATCTCCGCGTCACCCAAAAGGGTCGTCAGACTAGACGTAACCGCCGTGAACGTTGCGGCTGCTTTTGCCGTGATGGTACCACCGACACCCAAGAATTGCACGTCACCCAAAGCGTTTTCACGGTTGTAACCGAGGGCGTTGCCGTCGATTTCCATGAAAGGCATGAGTTCATAGATGGGGTTGACTGTCACGATATTTTCGATAATACCGGTGAGCAGCAGGTCTTGAGAGAGTTTTGCGGATTCCGCGAGGGTTACTGAGGCCATGAAAGTTCTCCGTCTACCCCACCGGAGAGACTTTGATAAACCTAAAGTCGCTGACTTAATGTTTATCGATATTGTACATTATAACCTGGTAGGGTGCCAATGTATATAACTATTTTCAAGGACCATGATCCTGGGGTTTAGAGCAAGCTATCCAATCCGGCCATGATTTTCTGGTTCGATGACATCTTACTCATAGCTTCTGAGCCCATGCGAGTACCGCCGTTGGCACCACCACCCGAGGATCCTTGGAACAGGTGCGGGGCTTGCTTTTTCAGGCTGGATGTCCAGTCAGCGATTGACATAGGCGTCGAACCGTCCTTGCCATAAATAGTGCTACCTGCATTGTCCACTGGCATAGGTACGCCGTCTTTGATTTGGAAGGTGGCCTTGGCTCGCAATAGAACGTCTTCGACCGCGGTGGGCTGTACGCCGGATTTAATGGCTGCATCACGAACTGCACTATCAATGAGCAGAGATTCCAACTGGCGCTGGGCTACAGAGTTTGCCTTGGTGAGATTATCGATCTCTGTGATGTAAGTGGTTCGCATCTGGCCGACGCGTTGCTCGACCACTTTATCCAATTCGCCGGCGTCAATGAGTTTCTTCTCATCGGCCTTTGCTTGCAACTTCAACAGGTCGGCGTACTTCGATGGGTCGATCCCTTTGTATTTGTCCAGCTCTTTGAGCACACGGACGTTATTTTCCCGGAATTCATCCAACTTGGTTTTTGAAACCGCGCCTTCGACTTCGAGATAAAACTTGCCGTCCTCATTCTTAGAATATAGCGCCGCTACATCTTCACTCAAACCGTCGACACTGTCGACAATGAACTTCAAACTCATGACTTAACTCCAGGTAGTGGTTTAATTAGGTCGTTACTAACGACCTTGTTTGCTTGCTCGGCCGCAGTCTTGGCGGCCTCAATCGCGGCGAGCTCTTCTAGATCTGTACGATCAGAGGAAAGCACGTCGCCCCTACGAAGGTTGAACACCAACGTTTCTTTACTGATCCCGCCACTGATATACGAGTTGACGAGCTCACGAAGATCTGCGCTAGACATACGAGTATCTAAGAACTCCTTGTCTAGCGTGATTGTAATAGATGAAGGGTCTAAAGACTCCATAACAGCCAGCCCGCGGTACACTCGGTTGATGAGTGCCTCGATGGCTCTTACAGCTGCGGCTAGGGACGCGGTCTCAGACATGTATCTCAGTCGTACAGTCTCAGCAGCCTCAGACCCATTAGAGCTCTGGCCAATAAGTCTAGCAGACAGGCTGGCTAATTGGCTCTGCTTCTCAGTCAGGGCCTTCTCTAGACTTACTAAGCCTTGACCTGTGAACTCAAGGTAATAAGCTTTAGCCGTCGGATCCGGCAATATCCAAGCGGTTGTGGATCCAATACGTAACTTCGTCGAACCGTCCACTCCAGACACGATAGGCACCGGGAGTCCTGTGTAGTGCCGGCCGTGTTCCAAATCTGCGCTAGTACGATAATGAGATATGTTGATGTCTACAATATCTAGCATTGGTGGTTTTTGGATGTCGAAACCCAACCCGAACGGGTTCACGGCATAAAACGGGATAAAATCCATGGTTTTGCCCAGGTTAGTAGGCGTTACAGATTTTATCAGTTGTTCGTCCTCGTTATATAGGTGTTGGCTGTACACTCCGTCGACTAGCCTGAGCACTCTATACTGGGTGACTAATTCTTGCTCGAACTCATCATCGTCATCTTGCTGCATGATTGTCTCTTTAAGTACAACCATCACAGGGTTTCCTGTAGGATCTGTTCGCCAGTTTATAATGCTCTCGGCCACGTAAGGGGCCAATGTAGGAGGGCCACCGCCCTCTGGGCGATCTACGAGGACTCCAAAACGGCCCATGAGTAAATTCTCTGCAAGCGCTGTTGACAGTACCTCATACAATTGCACGCCGCTGTCGTCCACGAGATACGGAGCTAGCTCCGGCGGATGCTTGATTACTGGGGGTTTCTGCGTGGCCATGCCCAACAGCGCAGATATGGTCTTACTTGTGATGGCGTAAAACAAAGCGCGGGTCTTATACGCATTGTAGTCTGCATCAGTCTGGCCAGATAGCTTCGGCAGATATATCGAGCCGGCGGCTTTAATCGCGCCCTGGCCCTCGAAGGCGTCCCGGCATTTTCTCCAGTCAGAGATTTTAGCGGCGTATTGTGGATGGAGTGAACTTACTGACATATTAAGTACCTACTAAGTCTGTTGCGTGAGCCTTCTTGGCCGATTTCAGTATCCTATATCTAATAACATCCCAGCAATGATCCTCACCATGGGAGTCTATGTCCTCACGGTTTTTCTCATCATTCTCAAGATTTGGAATCGTGCGTATCGTATGGAAGCACGTGCTAAATACAAAGAACCCTGGCTTCTCCATGGGTCGTTTCGTAGCGGCCTCCAACCGACCGCGAAATAACTGAACTCCTTGCACCCTGCTTCCTGGCGACTTATTAGCCCTAGTAAATGTTACGCCAAGAGTGGCCATCTCTTGAGCGACAGTCAAATGGCCTGGCTCGCTGCTGAAGATCGAGTTGTCAGCGGGTCCCGGCTGTACTCGCCCCCAGAGGTTTTCATCTTGCTCATAGGCTCGAATACGTCTAGCTTGCTCTGTTGCTGTGAGACGTAGCCCCTCGTGCCGTTGATTAGCGAAATACACTTCACCTATTTGGAAGATCGACCCTGCGGGTACCCACGCTTCGTTCCCAGATCCGTCGATAAAGTCTTCTCCGTCACTCTCAGCAAACCAACAAGCTGCTGCTGGGTTCGATGATCCGTAATCATAGCCCCTATCGATCTTCCAAGTGCTAGGGATCTCAAATGGCTGGACAACATGGTATTTCCCACGCCAGACATCCGCGAATCCGCCACTGCTCAGGGATTCCCAATCACCCTCGAGCATCGCTTGAACAGTAGCTGAGTCGCCCATGCCCTTCAGACGCTGGTGATACTCTGGGTCGTTCTGCATCAAGACAATATTCTCTGTCAGCTTAGCGGGCACATACTCTCGTCTCATCGACCCCTCGTCCTCTGGGGCTTTGAAGATATGATCTGCGCCAAAATCCACGAAATTCGACTTGAAGTAGTGATGCCCGACGCCCCCAGGGTTGGCTGTGTACAAAATCCTTGGAAACTTACCCAGCCAGTTATCCGGTACCTTCATCGACCCTAGACGAACACGACTCCGAATAAACCTCACCATAGCAGGTGTGAAGTGTGTCGCCTCGTCGATAATCAAAAACCCAATCTGGGCCCCCTGGTGGGTATAAATATCACTCTCGTATTGGCTGTGAGCCAACTGAATCCGACTACCATTCGCGAAACTGAAGGAGTAGTCGCTCTTCGAGAAGATACAGTCACCGCTCTCGATCAGGTCCTTCAGCATCTCAAGGTACCCACCAGGGGTATACACATGGTTGGCTAGTACTTCCTTAAATGTCCTGCGAAACAGGTACGTGATCAGGCCTGGGACCTCAAGGCTATAGACAATACTGGCAACCCGCGCCAGGTAACTCTTACCACCACCTGCCGCTCCGCCATACAGGATCTCATTTGCTGGCGAGACTAGGGCCTGTCGTTGCTTTTTATAGAGTTTGAACTCAGTCACAGGAGGAAGCCCTCTGCCTGCATAAATTCAATAGGATCCCTTGAGCTTTTCCGCCAGTTACATTTCGGGCAGAGCGCCTGCAGGTTATAATCTGTATTGTGACCGCCTCGAGCTATTGGGGTAATATGGTCGAGGTGGTAGCCCAGTCTGAGGTCTTTAAGACAGACAATGCAGGTCCAGTTTTGATAGGTTAACAGTTGAACAACCCAGCCAGGTGTGATTTCGCCTGGCGCGGCGCCACGTTTAGCTGTATACTCACGAATTTTTTCTGGGTTGAGTTTAGCATATTCGCGGCCATATTCCAAGCAGTAATCTGGATGATTCTCTTGCCAGAGTTTCATCTTCTGATTTTCTGATTCTTTATTTTTCTTGTAATACTCACGCCTATATTCTGGATTCTTCTCAAGCCAAATTTTATATTTTTCTGGGTGTTCTCTATAGTATTCGCGTTGACGCTCTAAAATATAATCGTGGTTCTTTTCATTCCAAATCTTGTTATACTGAGCTTTCTCGGCTTTATGACTCTTCCGATACTCACGCATATAAATCTGCCGAGGAGTTAATTCCGGCGAGACTACACTTGAGGTCTGGATTGTATCCATGTAATTACCAGTTCGAGAGTGCGATAGGTGTCGACGTACTCTTAATCTCTGCATCTTCGACGTCAAACAGTGATACTCTCACTACTTTGTCTTCGCGGACATCGCTCTTAACTTCGACAGATTTTAACTCTGCTTCGATATATTTGGCGATGGTCTTATGACATTCAAATTGCAGGCGGAGATCCGCGTCTTCGTGATGGGCGATGCGCGCAATACTCAGCAGCGGATGGTAGTTCTTAAACTCCGCGTGTAACATGGTTACAAGCGCAGCACTGCGAGAATGGATCGTGGGCATCATATTTAGACATTATACAAGGATCTTATACTGTGAGGAGATTATTTTCATGGGTCCGTGATTAGGGGGGGCGAAGTGCTTCCTTCGATGCCCAAACTTCAGGGCCGTCGCCCCTCGCTCTAACTTCAGGACCGTCGCCCCAAGCACGTCGCACGATGCCCCAAGCACGTCGCACGATGCCGTTTTGAAAAAATTCCCCGGAAAGGGGGCCGAGGGGTGGGGTTTGATGGCCCCCATGGTCGCGACTATTGGAGCGCTCGATGCTAGACGTCCATTGGAGACCTGGAGCGCTCCAATGGACGTCGTCCGTGGAGATCGCGTCTGGTGGAGATCGCGTCTGGTGGAGATCGCGTCTGATAGAGAGTGCGACTGTGGGAGAATCTGAGCGCTCTGTAGAGTGCGACTGTGGGAGAATCTGAGCGCTCTGTAGAGTGCGACTGTGAGAGAATCTGAGCGCTCTGTAGAGTAGAGTGCGACTGTGAGAGAATCTGAGCGCTCTGTAGAGTGTGACTGTGGGGGTGAAATATATTTTTAAAAAAGTCAGCACTGTCTGAGAAAAACATGTAAAATCTAATTTTAACTAGTCAGAAAGCCTAAAATGAAAACCTTTAATATTGAAGTAGATAACCAAACTTATAATTTTGAATATAATATTTCAGATAATAGTTCAATATCTGATGATGAATTATATAATATGGTTTATATTCAGATTATTGAAGTTATTGAAAATGAGTTTGATTTAGATTATTTAGATGATAATAATGAAGATTTTGAAATCAAACTGATATCTATAACCTGATTATTTAATATTTAATATTATTTAATATTATTTAATATTATTTAATATTATTTAATATTATTTAATATTATTTAATATTATTTAATATTATTTAATAGAGAGCACTCTATTGAGCGCCTCTGTCAGAGAATCTGAGGGCTCTGGGAAGGGCGAGCATTAGAGAATCAGAGGGCTCTATTGAGCGCATCTGTCAGAGAATCCGAGGGCTCTGGGAAGGGCGAGCATTGGAGAATCCGAGGGCTCTGGGAAGGGCGAGCATTGGAGAATCCGAGGGCTCTGGGAAGGGCGAGCATTGGAGAATCCGAGGGCTCCACTGAGAGTGTATATCTAAGAATCCATTCCAGGGATCCACATACCTCAGCTGTTCGTAAGTTCTCGGCCACGCGCGTCCGACCGAGCGCTCCAATGGGCGACGTCCATATAATCTCCTCAATCAGCGCGTCTCTAATAGTCATTTGCCCTACGACCGTCGCTCTTCGCGCTGACCTGTGCCATTCTAGCGCTCATCACCACGATCGTCTCGATCAGCGCCGAAAAGATTCTGCGATCT